GTTGGTGCCGTCAATTGTCGTCAGAGCGGTGGCGTAGACGTTCGACACCGCATTGACCTTGCTGTTGCCAAACAGCACGCGGTCAGCGTTGTTGGTCAGCCACGTATTGCGCTGACCGGCAGACGCCGAGCCATAGGCGATCTGCACATCACCATCTGCTGTTATCATGCCGAGGGCGCTGATGATGTCGTTGCGCAGCTTGTTCATGGCCCAGTTCTTGAGGACCATCTTGCCGGCCTGGAGTAGATCAATGACCGACTTCTGCTCGTCCCAGTCGCTGACGGCGACCGCGTGGCGGATGGCAGACACCACCACCTTGAGGCTTCGGGCATTGAGAACTTCCTCATTGCCCTCCAATACGGTGTTTCCGGAAACGCCCGCCCCTGTCAGGTTGCGGACGGTAGGGAATACGACCGTATCACCCGGCATCCTGGTAAGGTCGGTTTGGAGCTGGATCATCGAGTTGATGTCAGTTCCAAAGTATACGCTGAACTGACTTTCGCGGAGATACTCGACCCAAAAATCTGACGACCAGATGATTGGAGTCAATCCAGGTCTTGCGGCAGTAAGATTCATGTCCGCCATGGGACTGTCCTTTGCGCTATTGGGGGATTTAGTCGCAGGACGCCCGTCAACGCTCGGCGGCAGCACTTACGCCCGATTAACCCCGGCGGCGGGTATGCGCAGCGAAGCGCGTCAGCGCCTCAAGCCGCGAATCTCGGTGATGGGCGGCCCCGACGCCGCGCCAAGCATCGCCGGGGCCTAGCTGGCTGTCCGCTCTGCGGCGCAGACAGCCGGCGTTCTATGCGTTCTGTCTGCTGCGCTGCTTGCGCGCTCTGATCTGGTCCACAACGTCCTGCTCGGTGGCCTCGCCGGTCCAGGCAGGCGTGCTACGGCTCGCGACACTGCGCGCTGTGGCAAGGCTCGGCGCCATATTCGGCAACGGAGCGGCCTGCGGCACTGCCGGGCCACGCGCTGCGGCCTCCGCTTCCCACTGCGCCCGCGCCTCGGCCACCAGCCGCTCGCGGAAGCTGGCCGGATCGTCGCCGACATCGCGCAGCACGCGCAGCCGGTCCACCTCTTTGACCAGCCAGGCATACGGATGGGCCTGCGAGGCCAACTTGCCGCCCAGCGTCGGGTCCGTCTCCATGGCACGCTTGAAGTCGGTCACATAGCCGTCGAGCTTCTCGGTGCCGATCTTGTCGCGGACCATCATCTCGGAGAAGTTCAGCCGTTCGTTCAGCATCGCGTGCTGCTGGCGTGTGGTGACCTGCTGGATGTAACCGATAGGATCGACGTTCGGGTCCGGCAACTGCGGCAGCGTCGGCACCGGCTGTTGCTGCGGTGCGGGCTGCGGCGGGGCCTTGGCTGCCTCCAACTGCCGGCGCAGCTCGGCGAGCTCGCCTTCGGCCCGCGACGCCTTCTCTTTCCAGTCCTTCCGTGTGCGCCGCTCGGCCTCCAGCGCACGCCGGGGGACAACCGCCTCTCCCTCGATCGGAGCCGGCGGGTCCGCGTCGTCCTCGTCCTTCGCCTCTGGCTTGGCCTGTGGCGCCTTGGCCTCTACAGCCTGTTCTGGCGCAGGCTCGGGCGTCGGTGCCGTCTGCGGTGCCTCTGGGGCCGCTGGCGCTGCCTCTGTGGGTGCCGCTTCTGCCAGGAATGCCGCTAGTTGGTCGTTAGCCGCCACGTCCTACCACTCCCTACCCGAATAAGCCTGGGCCGTTGTTGCTCCGATGATCGACAGCGCGGCGCCCGGCGCGAAATTGCCGTAGGAGCCGCAGTAGTAGAACGCCCCGGCCGGCACCTTGAAGCTCGGTTGTGCCGCCGTCGCAGTTCCGAGGTCGTTGATCCATAGATCGCCGACACTGAGGTTCTGGATCATGCACCCGCGCCGTGTCGGGTTGGCAGCGGCCAACGCCTGCGCCGTGCCGCCGAGCGTGATGGTCCCTGAGATGTTCGCCATGGTCACGGTCTGACCCCAGGCCAGCGACGGAAGCAGCAGCGCGGCGGCAATCAGTGAATAGAATTTGGCCACAGGATCGTGTCTCCTATCGCTGCCGTTTCAACCGCCTGGACTACCCGCTGCCTAGCGCGCAACATCATGTGGCTACGTAAAACCTCAATCGCGCGCGCTGTCATTTGCCCTTCTTCGGACCGCTGCCAAGCGGCATGGAGTGCTTCGCGCCGCCATACATCCTCGCGCTTACGCCGCCGTATGGTCTTGCGCTGAACAGCATCCGCCAGGCTGATGCTCATTTGCTCGCCTTTGGTGGTGGAGGCTGCATCGCCTGATGAGCGCGGGCTAGTTTCTCCAGCACCGTCGCCTCGTTGACATGCGCCGCCGTGTGCTTCTGCCGCAGGTCGGCCATGTCGTGCGCCGCCTGCATCATCGGGTGCATCTGCGGCTCGACCGTGCCAGGCGCTGACGGCGGATCGGGCGCCACGTTCGGCGAACCAAACGGTGGTGCTGAGAAGTCCGCGTGAATGTTGTGTATCCGCTCTGCCGCTAGCGCACCGTCTGCCGCTGCCTTGGCCTTAGTGGCGCCGATCTGCGCTTGCGCGTGCTCCCCGGCCAGAGCCGCCTGCTGCTGCTGAACCTGGCCCATCTGCTGCTGATGCTCCTGCATCCGCTTGAGAAGCTGGTCCTTGTCCTTGAGCGACGACGCCGCAATCAGCACGTCGCCGGGGATCAGGCCGGGCTGCATGCTTGCGAGCTGCACCAGAGTCTGGAATTCTTCCGCAGCCTGCGTCGGCGTGCTCGGGCCTTCCTCAACCGTTATATCAACGTCAAGGTCCGTTATGCGGTTATCAATCCCCATGACCTGCTGTAGCCTCGGATCACCCGGCTGTAACGGCGGCTGAATGCGCTGCATCGCCATGGCGCGCTGTTGGTCGTCCATCGCGGCGAGACGATCCTGGAGCGTTATCGGCATATTCACGCCGACCCACCGCGTTGCGCCCAGATCGTCGGTCACTCTCACGAACTTGCCGGCGCCCCAGTATTCCCGCGCCGCCATCCAGGCGACCTCGTAGACCTCGCGCGACCACATCCGCAGGCTATCCGCCAACGGCTCATTCTGGACAGCCCCGCCCGCCTGCTGCGCCAGGATCGCCCGGCCACTGAGCTCGCGGCTGTCAGTGCCCGACATCGCCGCGTTGGGGCCGGATAGCTGCATCTCCTGCGTCGCGTGCTGGAGAAGCTGGAACTGCCCGGCCGCCAGATCGCCACCAGGCTCGATTTCGAACTTCATGCCCGGCGTCACTTCGACGTAGCCGTCCGGCCGCGCCACCTCACGGCGTGCCTTGTCCACGTCCTTGACCGCGCCTTGCTCGGCAATGACCTGGCGGACGGACAGCAGATGCAACGCCTTGCTGCGCCGCTTGTTGATCTCATCCTGGAGGCTGATCCATCCCCTGACCGCGCCGTAGCGTTGGTTCTCGCGGTCGATGTAGGCTGACCTCAGTACCAGACCACACCGGCTTTTGCCGCGGCGATCCTTGAACGGCGACGGCTGCGGCTGCGTCAGCATCCCGTGCTTGGTGTAGGTTGCCGTCCACCACCTCTGCTTCTCGACCCAGTGGCATTGAACGATGCGCACGCGCTGGCGGCGGTTGTCGGTCCAGACAATGTTTTCGGGCCGGTCGTTGTATGCCCAATCCGCCGTGGCACTGAACGACGTTTCGATCACCTCATCCGCGCCAGGATACAACTCCTCGACTTGGTCGCGATCCATCCAGATGACCAACCCGGTGTAACGCGCGTCGGAGAAGTCGTAAGTTCGGGAATGCGGATCGTACCAAATGCGATCCCATGGAAGCGTGGTGAACCTGATGTCTGCGCCGCCCTTGCCGTCATCTTCTAGGCGAAGCTCGACCCCTCCCGCTCCCTCAACTTGCATGTATTCGAAGACTTCGCTGCGGATCACATCGAAGTTGTTGTCCTCGGAGATGTACCGCAGACACTGCGTCGCGGCATCTGCCCTTTCATCTTCATTCGGTGTGCGGGGGAATGCCTTGGGCTTGGTGCGGGCCTTGCGCTCCAGGCCGCACAGCAGCTGCACCTTGCGCGCCACGTAGTTGACGACGGTCGGCGGCTGCTTGCGGTCACGCAGCGCGTCAAGCTCGGCCTTGGTCCACTGCGCGCCGTCATAGTAGCTGCGCGCACGCTGGGCCTCAGCGATCTCATCCTGCCGCGCCATTTCGCTTTCTTCGAACCAGCGCACGAGCAAGCGGTG